TAGTAAAAACTGCGGCTCCCACCCTAAGTCCACCGTGGCATTACCACTGGCATCAGTAGTAAAACTCCCGCACTGCACAATCCCATCCTCGCTTGGGTCGTGGGCGAATAGGTAGGCTACGAATGTATCGCCGGGATTATCAATATCAGAGTACGGGCCAACACCGAAAGTTGTACTGGTAATATTTGAAAAAATACCAGTTGCACTTGAAGTTGCAGAAGTGCCATTCAGCAGAAAGTAATTATCTAAACCGAAATTTCTGTGATACGTTACCCATCCTAATGCGCTTGCACTATTGATTCTTTTTATAAGAATTAGACCCGGCACCGACCCAAGATTATGATTTAAAATTTTACCTGAACCAGTGCTTGATCCGGTGTAGGTTACTATGTCGAAGAATTTGGGGGCTTTGCGGAATGTCCATGAAATATTCGTAGTTCCATTACCGTTAATGTAAGTATTACCGTTTGGGCCTAGTGAGTATCCATTTGAATTAAATGAAGAAATATCATTGATTGTCGCGGCATATGCCTGATTTACCGTATCTGAAACTAAGTAAGAATTTAATCCACGAACTGTGTCTTGTAGGTAGTGGTTGTATCCATTGCTTCTACTTTTTGTCCAGACTAACCCACCCTTACCCGCCAGATCAATCCCATTATTAATAGTCTGTGTACCGCCATTTCCCGTATAAGTGTAAGCACTGAATACATCGTCAACGTACAACTTATCCACACCAATGGAAGCACTCAGTAATTTACTAGTTAAACTCATGCTGTATCGCCCAAATGCGAACCATATAAATTACTTCCCACCATCCACAAAACAACAGTTGTTTTCCCCGCGCTAAATAATGCAGGCAACGCACCGCTACCGCCAATCTTTGTCCATGTCGCACCCGGCCATGTAATTGCAAAAGACCCCGGCGTAATAACCAAGATAATCGACTGCCCTGAAGTCAAGGCGTTAGTGGGTGAACTGGCAGCAGTTAGCGTCCACGTTTGAACCGCGCCGTTAGTGGCAGTGAATGCCGGTGTGGTGCCGGTGAGTGCGAATACTGTTTCGGTGATGGTTTTGTTGGTGAGGGTTTGGGCTGCTGTAAGAGTCACATCGCCTGTGACAATATTGGTGGACCCAAGCAGGGAGGCCCCGTTAATGGTCCTGAGGTTGGTGCCGGATACCAATGAAGCTTGTTTTTCATCCAGGGCCGTCTGCTGCGCGGTGGATACCGGCTTGGTGGCGTCCGCGGTGTTATCCACGTTGCCCAAACCTACATGCGCCTTGGTTGTGGCGTGGGGGTTAGCTAGGTCATCGGTGTGACCGGCCAGGTCTGCCGTGGTTGCCATGGGTGTAGCAAACGTCGGGTTGGGGAAGGTACCAGCCAGCACGCCACCAGAGGCGCCGCTAGGGGCACGGGCATCACTCAAGCGCTCGTCGGTTTCTTGAATCAGGTTGGCCGCGGTGCCCTTAGTGATGCGCAGCGACACATAGTCGCCCGATACATAAGCCTGTACCGCTGTATTTTCCTGACCGCGCAGCACTGTTATGCGGCACTCGCCCTCTACGCTGTTATTGACCGCTGTGACCTTGATAACCTCAATCATGGTTTCTGACGTACCTGAACGCTTGTAGGCAGTCAGCAGGTAATAGTCACCCGACGACGGGTTGGTCAGCAGGCCCGCCGCGCCGTCGCTCAGGCGCAGGATGCCGTAATCAAGCTCGGTCGCTGGCGTGCCCGTGACCGGCGTGTCTTTGACAGAAGCGGCAAAAGCTGATGTAAAGTTATTGAGAAATTTTTGCATTTAGATTTCCTTGATCTTCACGATCAGCTCGACCTCTTTGGCCCGGCCATCGTTGGTTGAGGCCAGCACCGTGATCTTGTAGCGCGTGCCGTCAACGCCGCCGCTGACCCAAACTTTGATTCGTGGATGCGCCAGTGCATCGCCCACGGTCAAGCCCGCAGGGGTCACAGACACCGTGCTTTCGATAATGGTGTCGCCCACTGGGAACCACTCTGAAAAATCAATGTCGTAGTCCCGGATGTCGTTGGGCTGTTGTTGGACTGTTGCAATAATCGCCATGGACTACCTCACGCTAAAAATGTTTTCTTCAAAGGCCACGGCGAAGCTGTTTTCCTCGGTCGCTGGCTCGTCGTAGGGGTACCTGATGTAACTGGAGCCCCCGACATAACCTACCGCTTTAAGTTCGGCCATCAGCCGGGACCGGCGCAGCACACGGGCTACCAACTCGCCATCTGCGCGCAGCTTGGCATCCACATTGATGCGGTAAAGCACCTTGCCCGTGACAACCGCCGTGGCTTTGGCCAGGGCGTTAAGAACCGTCGAGATGTACCCGCGCACCAGCACTTGTCCAGAGACAGCGCCATCGGCTCGGAGCGATACATTGACGAGGCTGCGTGCCATCCGGGTCAGCGTGACCGCCTGAATAACACTGGCAGATTTGGTGCCGGGGTTGCGTCGTAGCACGCGGGCGCTGACCTGGCCAACAGCCGCCAAGGCCACATCAAGCCGCATCCGCACCTGGTTAGAGATGATGACGGCCCTGGCGAACATCGAGGCGTCCACCAGTGACCGGATAAACCCGCGCAGCAGCACCGTCGAAGTGGCTTGCAGTTTGGCCGTCAGGGGGCTGCGAATCAGCGCCCGGATTGTGGCCGTAGCAGTTGCCTTAACCTCCATGGATTGAGGGGACCGACGCAGCACGCGGGCCTCGGCACGTGCATTACCAAAGGCGAAGCCAAACACCGTGCTACTCACCTCCGAGCGCGTGGCGCTGGCATTTATTGCATGGCCGTTGAGTTCCCCGTTGTTCATGCTTAGACCAGTGTGATCGTGTAGTCGCCGCTGGTTGTCGCGCTGTCCACCACATAAACGTCATTGATGCCCAGCGTCTTAGGAGTCGGAGAACTGTCCACACTCAGCGCGTGGCTGTAAAGCAGCGTAGCCGTGGCGTCCGTGGCGCTGGCACCCTCCACAATGCCGATGTGCGTGACCGTTACCGACGAGCCCGACACTGGCGTGAACTCGACTCGGGTGGTGTTGTATGTCACCTTATTTGCCGGCACCGACCAGGCGCCCGTGGCCTTACGCACGTACCAGGTGGCCGACACTTCGGTGCCGCTGGTGAAAGCGTTGGTCGGGTCGCTGGTAAACAGCGCAAAGTACAGCGTGCGAATCGTCGGTGCCACCTGGCCGCGCAGTTGATTGTTGATGATGGCGTTGCCAGCAGAGTTTGAAAAACCAGTCATGTGAGACTCCTAAAAAGTTAAGTAGCCGCTACGGCTGGGGCGGGGACTCCCGCAAGGGTTGTGAAAAGTTGGTAATGGGCCGCACTAAGCGCCGCGTTGCTGCCGAACTCGGAATCCACACTGAAGGCCCTGAACAGGACAAAGTGCAGCAGTGCATTGGCAAATTCGTCGCTGGCCGGCACATCGCCAGTCACAGTCAAAGCCGCTGGGCCTGATGGCATAGGGACCGGAACCGGCCAGGCCGCATAGACCAGATCCACCGAAGCACCCGCGAGGGCCGCCGGCCAGACGTAGAACACATTGGGGTCACGAACATCGTGGGTCGTGTGGACAATCTTGAGCGTTCCCCGGCCCGTGTACCACTTGTCATCCACCACTTCCAACTGCGTTCGGTCGGTCGGTCGAATGGTGCCACCCGTGCTGTTTCGGGGGATCTCCAGCAGCAAGGCGTTGTCAGCCGGCATGGCCTGGCGTGCCCCGGCAATAAGCGTATGGGCGACGGTCTTGGTAAAGGCTTCGTGGCGCAGGGTAACAAGGCGGCGAATACCAGCGTTCAGATGCTCGACAAGATCGGTGGCAGGCCAGCGCACGCCGTCCTCATCTTGCAACTGCTGTTGCGCTTGGAGGATGATGGATTGAGCGGTAGTGGTCATGCGAAGCTTCGGGGGGCCACGGTCGTGAGGGAGCCGCGAATGCGCCCCCTTTGGGCCTCGGCTCGGGCGCGGCTGATTTCTAACTGAAACATGCTGGCACGGCGAGAGGCGTGTACGTCGGAGAAGAACGGGGTATCAGGGACCATGTGCAGTCGCTTGAGCGCGCCGTGGACAATCGCTTCGACCCAGTCATCAAACAAGATGTCCTCAACTTGCGTGGCCGAACGTGTGGGCTGAGTGGCTACCCGGAACACGAGCTGGCCGTCGGCTTTGCTCCCTGGGGTCGGGAACACGGAAACTTCGCCCGGCGCGGACTCAAAGAAGCTGTTGGGCACCTGGTCATCCGGGGGCGCTACGGGGGCGTAAGCATCCACGTTGGAAATCATGCTGCTAAGAGCGGGTTGTAACGCTGTTTTCCCGTACCAAGCCCGCTGTACCAAAGCGACACGCTGCTGCATAGGGACATCCACCTCGTAAGCGGAAACCCCAGGGATGATGGGTCGTGGGTCGGGTGTCATGCGGACAATGTGGGTCTCCACGCAAAACTCAATGGCCGCATCCAAAAGGGCCTGCAGGGCCAAGGGCTCGGAGCAACCGAGTACCGAGGGCAAAAGCCGCGGCAGAAAAATATTGATACTTACCATGCGTTCCCCCATAAAAAACCCCGGTCCTTTACACAGGTACCGGGGTTCATGATAACACTAACGTGTTAGCCTGTGGTGGCTTACTTGGCGATCAGTACGGCCTGTGCGTCGGGCTTAACGGTCTTGTAGCCGTACACATTGAGCGAACGGATGAAGTCGCCGAAGTCGTTGGGGTTACGCACGGTTTCCATCTTGGTGATCTGCGACGCGAACGTGATTGCCGACTTGTGGCCGGCGCGGATCATGCGACGCTTGGAGGCGTTGGTGGTGCCCGTCACGCTGGTCTCGTTACCCACCGCGCTGACCCAAGTGGTGCCGTCGGCGGCCATGTAAGGCAACTGGTTGGTCACGTAGACCGAGAAGCGGTCGATACCGCCGATTTTTCCGTTACGTACACCGGAGACGCTGTCACCCATCCATTGCGCCTGGGCCAAGCTGGACTGCAGCAACAACGAGCGGGTGAAGGGGTCAATCAGCAACCAACGGTCCGACTCGGGCACGTTTTGCTCGTCCAGCACCGAGGCCAGTTCGAGAATTTTCTGGAGCACGTTGTCCTTAGTCAGCGCCACGGGAGTGCCTTCGGTGCCCAAGTCATAGGCACCGGAATTGCGTCCCGCAGTCGACCCTTTGTTGGCCACGGCCACGTTGCTTGCCGTGCCAAAGGTGTTGTACAGAATGGTGGAGTCCATCGCAATACGCATCTGCTCACCCGCATCGGTGGAAAACATATCCATCAGCGCAGGCTTGGCCTGGTACTCCAGAACATCGGCAATCTGGAAGGCAAAATATTTGCCCTTGTCGATGTTCAGCTCCGACGTATCAGGCGTTGGAACCTGGTACAGCAGGGGGGTGCCTACGACGTAGTCGGAAACCGTCAGTGTTGGCGCCGTGTTGATGATGACCTTGTCACCCATGCTGGAGATCTCGCCTTCCCAATCGGTGTTGGAAATTTCGCCAAACACGGAAGCCGCGTAGAACTTGGCGTTGAGCTTGGCGGACCAGACGGCCGGAATGAACGTACCGGAGTACGCAGGGGAGGTGTTAAAAGGGGCAGCAACTGGGTAGTTGGCTGCAGCGGTAATCGTTGACATAATTTATCCCTGGTGTGCCATCAGGCCTGCCCTATCGGACTCGGCCCTCTGCGATGGCGTCGTTAACTGATTGCTCGATGGCGGCGGCTTCGGCCTCACGCCCGCGAAACCGGCCTTTGGACACGTCGTTGTAAAAGGCGGTTATTTCCTTCTCCGTGAACGTGCCTTTAGCTGGAGCGGCTTGTGGGGCGGTACTGGCGCCGGCCTTCGGACTAACTTGTCGGTCTACGGGGTCTTTAACCAGCGGGGCAACTGTCGTGGCGGGTGCGAAAGCGCGAAACACATTGACAATTCGGCCAATGTCCAACTGCTCTCGGGCGTTGTCCATGACTCGCTGACGCGGGACACCGTACACAGGGTCAGACTCGGACAACCAGGCCAGGAAGGCTGGGTTGGCGTTAATCTTTTCCCACTCGGGTACCTGCGCTGCAAGCTTGCTGAAGAAGTTGTCCTCGGCGGACACCGCAACGCTCTGGCTGGTGCCTTCGAGTCGGGTTTCCACTTGACCTAATGCTGCTTTCAGCTCATTGAACTTCGCCTCAACTTGCTCGGACACGCTGCCAAAGCGGCGGTCAGCAATGCGGTTCACCATGTCCACCAAATCTGCCCCGAAGTTTTCAACATCCCTCGGGTCTACCGGCGGGGTAACAGGGGCTTGTGGCTCGGGCGGGGCAGTTTTCGCTTTCTCCATAGCTCCCAAGGCTTGTTCAAGTCGTGCGTTCAGGGCTTTAACCTGTCCCTGCAACGATGGAACTTCCTTGTTAAACAGCCCTTGCAGGCTGCGGAACTTGTGTTCCCATGGTTCTTCCGAACCCACGGGTGGTGTGGCTACTGGCTGCGGCTCGGGGGCCGGCGGCTGCTCTACGGGCGGTGTGGCACTTACCTCAACGGGTTCAGGAGCGGCAGGTTGGGCGGTTCGGGCGGCTTCAGCGGCCAGGGTTGCTTCTGCTTGCTCGTACTGAGCTTGAATTGAACGCGGTAATGCCATGAACTATCTCCTGAGTCTTGTGACTTGACAGGTTAAACAACCAGCTAACGTGTTAGCCGGGGGGGTGCTGCCTTACGGCAACGGGTGCCTTGGCCAAGAGTTCGATCATCGACTTGAGAAGTAGCGCACGGCCTTGTGAACGCCTCAACTGGTCGATGTCCGAATTCGCGGACAAGACGGAATACTCAATTTCGAGCTTGTCGTTCAACCAATCCTTTAGCCGGTTGTTACCGGAGAGCTGGTCAAACAGAGCAATTTCGTTTTTTAAATCCATTTAGTGCGACTATATCACTAACAGGCTAACAAGTAAGTAAGCGCTCACTTTTATTTTTACTGAGGTTGCGGCGAGAAGTTGTCGACCACCGGCGCGCCGTTCATCAGTTCCTGTCCGTTTTGCGGCCCAGGCGCACCGGGTTGTTGGCCCTGCTCACCCATTTGCTGTTGTGACATGGCCGCCTGTTGGGCCTTGGCGCGCATGGCTGACTCGCTGGGTACGATCTTGTCGGGGTTCATATCGAGGGACTTGACGGACTCTCGCAGTACCTGTGCCCGCCCTTCCAGGCCCACAATTTGCATATCAATGGGGTTAGCCGTAGCCGCCAAAAACTCGTTGCGCCGGGCCTGGGCCGATTCTTTGACCGTCAAGCTCAATGCGCCGCGCGGTTGAACCTGCAAGTCGCCTTGGTAGCCGGCCAGCGGGTCGTACTGCATTTTCCAGTCGAAGGCGCCCTGCACGACGGGCCCGATCACGTGAATGTCCGCGCTGGAGACCAACTGCTTGATCTGTTTGCTGGCGTTGCCAATCATCATGCTCATGCCCGAGGCGGTACGCCCCGCGCCGCCTACGCCCCCGGTGTTGCCGGTCATGTAGCGGGGGATGCCGCTGTACTCGTCCGCCAGCGTGGCAAACTTTTCGTAGACACCCATGAGTTCGGCGGCGTTGGATTCGGGCTGGAAGAAACTGATGGGGGCTGCACTGGAGCCGCCCGGGTCATTGATGGTCTGCCACATCTTCCAGGGGTACATCTCGGTGATGGCCTCGCCTTTTGGCAGCCGGTCAATGTTGACGGTCACCTGGGGGCCCGAGCTGATGCCCAAATTGTTGGCCAGCGCGCGGGCGGCGCCGTTGCACATGTCTTGGGTGTCGCGCAGGATGTCGTAAAGTGAGCTGTGCCAAAAGGCGCCAGGGATGCGACTGTAGCCATCGCAATGGTACGGCCGGCGGCCCAGGGGGTCGGGGTTGAGCGTGGCCTTGATGACCCAGCGACCGATCAAATAGGCCTCCACCTCGTACTCTTTGGCCGCGTCGGGCACCTCGTCTTTGGACATGCCCCACTCTTGTAGCATCTTGCCGCTGACCGAACCCCAGTACAAGAGGGCGTCAATCGAGGTGCTGCCCACCCGGGTTGAGGTGCGCCCTTCGGCTTGCTGGCGCGTGGAGTCCACACTGAGCCATTCGTTCAGGCCGCCACTGCCATGCTCCTCAAGCACCGCGCGAATTGCGTCTTCGTCGTAGCCATCAAGGCCGATCAGGGCGCTCAGATCCTTTCGGCGCAGGCGTTGGCGCTCAATCAATGAACCGTCGTTGACCCCCTTGGAGTTCTTGGCGGGGTACATCATCAGCGGATCTACGCGCTCCCAATGCAGCGAGTTGACCGTCTCCACCACAGCGACGGTGGGCTGGCCGGGGCTTTGTTTCCAGGTCAGCTTAGGCGTTTTTCGGACTATCGGTCCTTTGATGAACGCACTTTTGAACACCGTAAGGTCGTCCAGGTACTGGTCCAGCGCGTCCAGGAAGCCGCCTTCTACCAGCGCGTCTTCGATCTCCGTTTCCGCCCGGGTGGCCTCGGCGCGGGCGTGCTCGTTGATTTGTTCCTCCGCGCTGGTCTTGGCGTCACGCAGGAGCTGGCGAATAACTTGCATGGGCATCGGCATGGGAGACATCTCAGCTTCAGCCACGAGCTGCTGCACGCCTTGCATGATCTCACTCACAATTTCAGGAGGGAGGTCCGGTTTTGGGGAAGGACTGATGCTCCAGGGTTTCTCCGCGCCGGAGCCAATAATCACATCCCCCAGCAAGGCCTTGGCCTGGCGCGCTTTGGTTGCAAAAAGCTGCATGTAAATGTCAGAGCCGCCCTGCTCTTTGATCTTGGCCAGCTTCTCCGGGGGGTACTCGCCCCGTCGGGAGTAAATGGCCTCCACCATCTCTTGCTCCAAGATCAACTTGTCCTCTTTGGCCAGGGTCCACTCTGCCCGGATATGGGTTGCCAGCGACTGAATGAGCGGCTGCCCTTGTTGCTCGGCGGCCCGCTTGCGCGCGGCCTCCTCGGCCTCGCCTGCCATCATCGAACTCAGCGACCGGGCGGACATCAGCCCACCAATATTCAACTGTTGGGGCCGGTTCGTGGGCGGCGCGAGACCTTGTGCTTGCATTGTGTTAACCTGTTAGAGTGATATGTTAGTGTAACCGGCCCTTGCCTTCAGGCATAGGTGTAGCTGCGCTTGACTACTTCTCGGGCTTTGGACTGCGCCCCGTACCCCATGCCGTCGATCTTGGCGTTGTAGTGCAACGAAAAATACTGCAGCGAGTCGGATATGTGGGAAAAATGGTTTTTATCAAACGTCAGAGTTTCTTGGCCAGAGGCCATCTTCTTGTACCGAAAGCCCCACTCAAGCGCATTTATCAAATGCACGCACTTGGGGTCGATCAGCAACCCCGCTTTACCGTCAATCTGACGTACCAACAACCCCTCCACTGCGCCAATACGTAGTTCGGGGTTGTTGGTACTGGCCTTGATGGCCGTATAGCCGCGCTTGGTTACCACCTGGGCGATGGTTTTTTCGTCAGCTTGACTGCGTTGAAAACAAGCGGGATCCAGGACAAACAGGATGTTCTCCTTTTTGAAATTGGCATACTCTGCTTGGAGCTTGGGGATAAGTAGGGTGTCCATGAAGCTTTCAACGCCCATGGTCTCGTCTTGCGGGACGTAAGCCACGTCCAAGACGTTTACTCGGCCGCGCGCGTCTTGTTGCCCGATGGTGGCCGCCGCTTGGAGCCCGTTGTCCATCCCGATCAGCAGGGGGTTGACACTTTGCATGACCGCCATAAGCGGCACAGGCGACACGTGGAAAGACTTCTTGAAACTTTTGCGGAACACCGGCTTGCCATAATTCCCGGCACCGTACTGATTCATCAAGTACACCTCGGTCCAGCCGTCGGACTTGCCCTCCATCACGTTGTCGTAATAGTCGCTGGCCAAGTTTTCTTTGTTCTCCCGGTCGGGGTTGAGTGTGCCGTCTTCCAGCATGGCCGCGGGCTGGATGAAAACTTCTGTGTTCTTGGGCGGGTTGGCGATGGTCTCGTGCCAGAAAGAGCCCAGTGGGGGCGGGTTGGTCGAGCAGACAATGCCTGGACGGGTCACACCGCCGGCAACCATCGAGGGGTAGCGGTTCACGCGCCCTTGCAAGCCGCTAAAAACCTCCGCGTCCACCTCACGACTTTCTTCCACCCAAGCTGCACTTAGCTCCAGGGACAACAGCCGGCGCACGTCTTCCGGGGTGTCCGCGGCCAGCAAGCAAAACTCAGAGTCTACGATTGTGTCATCGGGCATTCGGAATTTGGCGTGGAAGATGTTGTCGGTAAGTTTCCACTCGCCCATCGTGCCTTTAGTCATCGTGACGAACCAGGTATCGATCAGGGGTTTCACCGTCGATTTGAGCTGCGCGGTGGTGTTTCGCATCAAACCGAACTTGGTACGCCGGATGTTGTTGAACGGCTTTTGCTCTACCGCGCGCTGCAGCAGATCCATGATGGCCACCGTCGATTTACCTGACCCGATGGGTCCCATGATGACCTTGACGAATTTGCGCGAGTCCAAAAGGCTTTGGCCCGTGGGCCCTGCCTGATAGTTCATCATTGGTTGTCGTCCTCAAAGTCCACGTCGCGGTTAAGCGCTACGCGCGCGGCAGGGTTTTGCTGAAAGAAGTCCAGGGTGGCCAGGGTCTCGCGCGTTGCGGGGGCCGCCAGCTTGCCCGGGGCCTCGGGCTTGGGCTCGTCCATGTCAACCACGTCGGCCGCAGGGGGCGACACTTGGGTGGCCGAGATATGCCCGTTGTGAAAGTTGAACTGGAACACTGCCAGGCCCGCGTTGGAGTCGGCTTTCTCTTTGTGCTCGGCACCAATCGTAGTGATGTGCAGCATCAAGGCCTTGCGCTGGACCTCCGGGTCTTCGGACATGCGTACAGACTTCATATAGTCGTGGTACGTCGACAGCAGGCTGTCCTGCATTGTGCTGTGAAGCAGCTTTTTAAATTCTGTTAGCTCCATGTTTTCTCCAATTAAGGGGTGGGCTCCGTTGGCATCGGCTCAGGAATAATCCCCGCCACAAATGCTTCGCACTCAGCCGCCGTCGGCCCAGTCATGTCTGGCCAGCGTGCCGCGTAATCCGCAGCGCATGCGTCGTACAGCAGAGACGAGTCGAGCATCATGGCCTGAGCCGACTCGTAAAAAGTCTCGGTGCAGGGTGTGGTCATTGAGATCGTCGGGGCGTCCTCTGTGCCACTGCTGGCCCATGAATCCGCGCCGCCGCTGTCAGGATCAAGCGCACGGCTTATCATGCGAGCAACGGGCAGCAGATCGGCCGGCAAGGTGAGGGTTAGCGTGTGGTCGTAGCTCATAAGCCTGCCAATCTGCTTGCCAGCCCTTGGCATAGATCTAGCTGCCGGGGGGTGGGCGTGTCGCGCAGGATGATGCGACCGTGAGTCGAAAGGCTAGGGCCAATGTTGTACGTCCCCGTCACATCCTGCTCAAGCAGCGTGACCGGGCCTGCGCTTGTCGCGTCGATGATTGTGGCGCTCTCGTAGCCAGCGGGGAGGGTGAGTTGCAGGGTGTCGGTGGTGTCGAAGTCCCAGCGGTCGGGGAAACCGAGGGTGTCGTAATCAGTGGCGGTGTTGACGCGCTGGTAGGGTAGGTGGGCGTATTTAGATTGAACTAGGGATGGGTGCCACACTAAAATATCTGCTGTTGTCCCTAACGAACTATTGGCAATAGATTGCGACCCGTTAATGCTTGCTGGCCCCGTATGGGTGAAGAAGTTCCAGCTAGAAGTGGCTGTCAAGTTTGGGGAATATAAGTCTGGCTCATTAATCTTGAGCCTAAAAGTTTGATTTGTCACAGTGTTGCTTTTCACCCAAATACCCCACAACAGGGAGCCAGCTATTCCAGTAAGTTGATATGACTGACCTCTAATGTCGGTGGTAAAGGTAATTCGACTGGCCGTGATAGTGCCATCAGGGGCAACACCGACATTGGCTGTTTTGACCGAACCTGAGAATTGCAACCAAGCCGAATCCCCAAAATCCTCAGTCTTAACCAGCAAATTAACCCGCCGCGTCAGCTTTGGCTTGTCGGCTGTCGTGTTCTGGCTGGCGTGGATGCCTGAGATTTCTCGGACTGAAATGGAAGTTAGGGTTACATCTACGTCTGCAGTTCCTCTGGTAATTACCAAAGAAGTGTTATTTGCAACTATATATCCCGTGGAGGTTCCAACTACATCCCCAAAATTAAAAGCGTTGGCATCTAAGCTATCTATCTTTATTTTTCCAGAAGTTACATTTGATACTTGGACAGTAACTTTGTATTTTTTACCAGTAACCAAAAGCAAATCTTGCACCAACCTTAATACCGGCGAAGTTGTATCTGATTGGAAACGAACCTCACCTCCTGAAAAAGTAATGATGTGGGTTTCATCTTCGTCGATTGTTCTCCACTCAGTAGCCCCATCGCTGAAGTCACCATTAGTAACCAGCTCAGGCCCAACGACCCCCAGCGCGTCCAGAGTCAAGCCCACAGGGCTATCCAGCACACCGGGTAGCGTGCCTGCGCTGTCGATGTAATTGCCTGCCCGCAGGCCAAAGACGCTGCCCTCTCCGGGGAGGTAGACGTGGGCGCCGTCGATTTGGCGCAGGGTGTTGATGGCTTGCTGGATGCGGGTCTGCACTGGTGGGGCCAGGGGAGCCCGCAGGAGGCTGCGCAGCAGGGGGCGGAGGGGGTTACGTAGCATTTAGTTCTTATCGACGCCGAACGCCACTGCGGAGGCCGCACGGTTGATGCGGAACGTACCTACGGCCGTGAGCACCTGGGCGGGACTGGCCGTATTGAGCTGGCCTACGGTCACAAAGGTGCCATCCGAGGTTTTTAGCTCCACGTAGGCCACAGAAGCGGGGCCCGGGTTACTCAGACTCAGAACAGCACTGTAGCCTTCTTGCAAGGTGAACTCAGACGAACTGACTGCGGTGATGCCGGCGGTGATGATCTCAGCCATGGTGGGCTCCTGTAATGTTAGTGAACGCTAACACATTTTAGCCTGACACACGAATTTAATCTAATTTGTTAGACTTTTTTGTTTTTACTTCGTGTAAACTATCTAACA